GTATCTAGTAAAAGATGAACAAAGATTTAAAGGATATTCAATACCCCAATCACAATAGTAACCATTTAAGTTAGCATCCAATACACTCTGTATATCTCCTGATGTTGACCACCACTTATTAAAGTAACTACCATTATTGTGGTGTAATCCCCAACATGAATCTACAAATGTATTGGGTGTAGTCTGATCTAATTCTCTCTGTATTAATACTTTGGTAATGTCGGCCCACATCTCTCCACCATAGCCAGTCATCCATGATCCTGTTCTAAACATTTTTTCTGCCCAACGTAAGGCTAGTGTTCCATACTCTTGTCTAACGTAGTACCAACCTATCCATGCTGTTGATCTACTGGTAGCTGAAGACATTAGAGAGTCGTCTTGTAGTATGATTTCCATAGGTGTAATACTGTCCATTAGTTGATCGTTAGTATATCTGTCTACATCAAAGTGTCTAAGTTCTCCACCAATAACCATGTCTGTGTACCTACGAAACTGATCATCTAATTTATCAGTTAGTTTATGTAGTGTCTCTGGTACACCCTCTTGTTTAGGGGACATAATGTTCAGTAAGTGTAACAAGTAATAGTCGGAAGCCTGTTGTGGTAAGTTCCACTTTCTACTGTCTAACCCAAACGGATTCTCTCTAGGTACTGCTGAAGCATGATCTGTTTTATATTTTGAGTTTGTATTATAGTTATTTTTTGTATGACTACTGTTGTTATAATAACTATTAATGGTAGTAACAAATTCGTATGTAACACTTAGTGATTTAGGTAAAGTTTGTAAGTTGCTTACAGCAGGTGGAGACATGTGTATATCTTCATACGTTAGACAATAGTCTGTACCTAAGTATTCATCAGCTATGTGTTTGTCTGCAATATGGTAAGTGTGTTTTGGTTCATGATCATAAGCTAATACCGATTGATTGTTAATCCATTCAGCTGTACCTATATATTTTTCTAGTTCTTTTTGATACTTATTATCTATGCCTTTTATATTATGTACATAAGATTCTACGACTGATGATGTCATCTGTAACTGGTTAGTATATTTGTCTGGTAACTTTAGATAGTCAAATTGTCCTAGCCAATGTGCATGAATTTCTCCATCATCATTTCCATATGGGTGATTAATGGCTTGTCCTGCTTTATTCACAGTACTATTCTCCTAAGTTAAACTTACCTGAACAAATGTCACAGGTAGCAAACAACTCTACGTTACATCTAATAATTGTTTTGCAACTACACATATACTTTTTACTCATATGTTTTTTCTTTGGCTTTTCTGTAGGATCAACTTCAGGTTCTGGTATAGGTGCATGACAGTTATAGTTCATAAGTTCAGGTAGTAAATCTATCCTACCTATTCTTTTTAATACCTCTTCCATTACATCTGGGTCAAGTGAGGTAATTTCTCCATCATCAGCTGTGTCTATACCCCATTGTTGTAAGGTCTTTACAAATTCTTTGTTGTGATACCAGTTACCTTTCTTTTTATATACTTCAGCCTGTGCATGTACTGAGTTGTGTAGTATACATAAGAACATATCAAATTCTGTTAGATTAGGATTCATATTACAATGGTACTTAACACCTATATCATCTGCTTCATGAAAATATGTACCCATCTTTAGTTTTAATGCTGTATCAAAACCTACTACTACATCTGGTAGTTCATTATTAAATAGATGTTCATTAATACTTTCAAAGAAATTGTATGCTGAATCTACTTTGTCTCTGCTTTTATAATCTTTATTAGACCTAGCATGTCTCCTGATTTGCATTCCTACTGATTCCATTAGGCTACTCCTTGAAAGGTAACGTATGCATCTTGCATACCATTAATTATTAGTTCTACTTCTAATCCTACTAGTTCATTTACAGTAGTCATTGATCCTATCTCTTCATCTAAATTATGTCTGATGTATGACACCATACAAGGCTTACCTAGTTCTCTAGATACAATAGAAGCATGACATGTAATAGAGCCTTGATTAGTTATGATTCCACTAGCTAATTTCATTTGTGGTACGTTATCTGGTGTAGTCATATCTGATATTAGTATGTCTCCCTCTTTGAATGTCTTGTCATTATGGTATTTAGCTATACCCTTTGCTCTACCTAAACTCACACCTAGTCCTGATCTTCTGGTTTCCATGTTGTAACCTCTCCCTGTTCAATGCTTTCTATTAGTGTTTCTTTGACAATCTTGTAGTCATCAAAGCTATTGTTATCAACCATTAGTTCTAAATCCTCTAAGGATAAAGACTTAATAACTAATTTATATTGGACGTTAGTTGCCATGTTGTCCCCCATCCTTCTTGGTCTGTTAAGTTTTTATATACTTCGTTTTTGAATTTATCGTATGCAAATTTTGGATTATCTTTCTGATATGCATAAGATAAACACTCAACTAAATTGTTTATTAGAAACAAAGTTTCAGGAGCATTGATGTCTCCATCTATTAGTGCTTTGTTAATACAATTAGCAACCATTAAGTAATCTTTTCTACTTGCCATTGTTTTCGTCCTCCTGTTTTTCTATTTTTAGATAGGCTTCTTTGACATCTAAAACAATCATGTCATGACTGTTCGTTTCTATATTTTCAAATGAAAACTTTCGGATCAGGTCTTCCCAAACATCCTCATTCGTTTCATTTTTGTATACATTAACGTCCATGCTGTCCCCCTTCATGGTTTGTGTTAATAAATTTCTCTATTCCTAACTCTGAAGCTGTTTTTGTATCAGGGTCTGGGAAATACTCTCTGAATATATGACGATCATATATTTCTGGTATCCAATCATCAAACGTATCAAATAATTCTTCTTTGTTATGACCACAGTCAACCAGAATACTTTGTACCCTGCTGATGACGTCATTATGTATCATTTGCTGTGTAGATTTAGCACCATAATTTATTGCCATAACTTTTATTACGTCTTCATATATCAGTCCAAAATTTATACTGGTATTTTCTCTTGGAAAACTTATAAGATTAAGTTTCTTTGCATTAGCCATAAGTTGTCTCCTTAAATTAGGCTTGGGTTTTACAATTCGAGTCCACCCCAGTCTATCACAGCCAGAAATCCATGTCAAATTTTGTGACTGGGTTAGTCCTTTGAGTATGTACTCAAATTCCTCTCATGTTTATCTTCGCCACTCTATTGGCGTACTCTATGTCAGTTTCTACATGAGGTTTAGTTGTATCTAATTCTTTCAGTAGTTTCTTGTTACTAAACACAGGAATTTCTGTTATTTGTATGTCTATTTCTCCCTTGTATGGTAGGAGTCTAGACACAATAGAGTGAATAACTTCTTTGTCTACTGCTGTAATAGTCAGTTCATGTAAAGGTTTCATACTAGTTGTCTCCCTTATAGTGCTTGTTATTCCATAGCTTGTATGGTTCTAGTCCATACTTGTCTGTCCTAATCTTGTTGATATCATTACAGCAATCATTACAAAATAGTAGATAATCTACATGACATTTTTCTCCTGCTACTGGTAGATGATATCTAAACATATTAAACGTTACTTCATAATGCTTATCTCTCACTCCTGATTTAGGAGCAAGGGATAAGCTATTGTTATTGCATAGTATGCATTCAAAATCACTCATCTAATTTCCCCTTCATGAATAACTATGTCCGTCTTTAGTTCTTTAGTGCTGTATTTATTGTTTATCAATTCCATAATAAGATTAGTTAAATCATCTACGTTATTGATATGGTCTCCCCCAAACCAATTTTCAAATTGTTCTTTAGTTAAATCACTCATATTAATACACCTTTGCCATAGCTAGTAAGTCATTGTATGTACCAGAGTAGTGCTTGTCTCTCTCTACTGGTAGACCTAGCTTTCCTTTTACTGATAGTAGATCACTTAGCAATACATCTCCAAACTCTCTGAAGCCTAGACCTAAGTCACATAGTCCATACAAATACCAGTCTGGTATAGTTCTGCCGTCATTATCAAGTATTAATACTTTACTACAATTAGGATGACTTTCTATTGGTGTTCCTTCTAGTATCCACCAAGTAGCATTAGCGTCTGGAGTAAAATATTTGACGACTACTGACTCTGACTTGCAGTAGGGTTTATAATCTCTGCCTTGATTAGCTACATGTTTCTTATGCTGAGTTACCAGTTTTTTTTCTATGTCTTTAGTTAATAGTTTCATTGGTTATCCTTATCAATGGTTAGTGATTAATGGCATTAGTCAGTTTATAGACTTGACTAGGTCTTAGGATTATTTCTTTAGCATTTCAGCTAGAAGAGTATCTCCTTTGTTACTGGTTTCTCGGTAAGGATAGACCATAAAACCACCTTTGGTAGGTTTCATAGATACTAGCTTTTTAGCTTTGGCTTCTTCCCAGAATGCCACAATATCTTTGACTCCCAAAGCTCTTCTGACTGAGTCATTGAATCCAGAGTATGAACTATGGAATCCAGTAGTAACAATAGTCTTAGCTTTTCCAGTCTTTCGATCTTTGACCTCTCTCTTTAGACCAACCTTCCCATTCTTGGGATTGAACATCCAAGATAGCATCTCAGAAACAGTAGTAATTTTCTTAGTCATAAATGACTCCTTTCTTAGTCCCAGATTTTTTTTCTCCGAAGATCGGGACAAATCGCCGAAGATGGTATTCATCCCCCACCCCAAGATTCTAGGAGTCAAGAGCAGAAGAGACCGAAGGGAACGTCTCTTGACTCAGAGAATCTGGGGTGGATAATTAGAATCTTTGGGGTCTTAATGATTCCCAAGATAGAGAGAGTTTTGAATGATCTTTCTTTAAGAGAGAGGGATTTCTGGGACAAATGTTCTTTTTTTTCCTCACTCTCTAAGAGAATCTTTGATTCTCCCAGAGAGTGTTTTTCTGAGATTTCTATACCCTTTAGGGTATAGGATTGGATTTCTCCCATTTCCATTCCAGTCAGTCTCATCCAGATAGCTATCAGTCTACTTATATATAGAGTATACTCTTATATATATACTAGGAGTTAGAGAGTATGAGTATAAATATGAAAGACTTACCTCTAGGTAAGAGAAAAACTTATCGGAAACAAGATAAGTTTTTAAAAGTCTATAAAGAGACTAGGAGTAGGAGCGTATCAGCTAGCTATGCAGGAGTATCTCAGTCAAGTATTACTAAGTGGATAAGAGAAGACTACTTAGAGTTCAAGGAGAGATACGATGAAGCAGATACAGCGTTCTGTGAGGGACTAGAGCAATTAGCACTCGAGAGAGTTAAGATGCAGGACAGTAAGAGTAATCCTGTGCTACTGATAACACTATTGAATGCGAATCTTCCAAGCAAGTATAGGCCAGCAGCAGTAATGACAGACGATACAGCTAAAGATGTACTGAGTCAGCTAAGGAAACTAGCTAAGGAGACTCCTCCGAGTAAGAAAGAGGAGGAGAAAGAAGAGTCAGCATTAGAGCAAGTAGATAAGATACTAAAGAGTAAGGTAGATGAGTAGAGGGGGTATGGCTTGAGATGTGTATTATAGGGTATGGTATCCCTATGACTGATTAATATATATAAAAGGAGTGGTATATATATGAATATATGGGAAGGTATGAGTAAGTTTATGGGGAAGGTACGGCCCCAGATCATGGTTTCAATCGTGATTCTTGGCACTATTGCCTATTATGGAATTGATAAAGAAATGGTTGAAATAACTGTTGGATGTATAGCAGGTATAATAGCTTTAGCTAAAGACGTACTGCAATCGGATGCTGATTAAATCTAAAGGGAGGAAGTAATGCCAAGTGGAAAAGGAACGTACGGATCAAAAAGAGGAAGACCTCCTAAGAAGAAGAAGAAAACTTCTAGAAGTATGACTCGTAGAGGGTATTAGTGGACAAGGTATCCGAAAAACTTTATGAGTTAGTAGGATTTGATCCAACGGAATTACAAGTAAAGATATTAGATACTGACAAAAGATTTGTTTTAGTTGCTGGTGGAGAGCAAGCAGGTAAATCAATGGTAGCATCTAAGTTTTTATTGGCACGCTTTATGCGTGACCCTAGCCCCGGTCTTTATTGGTTAGTTGCTGCTGACTATGAACGTACTCGTGCTGAGTTTGAATACTTAGCAGAGGATTTTAGTAAGATAGGAATATTATCTGAAGTAACTAAACGTGTAGACCCCGGTAGGATTGTACTGGCAGATGGCACAAGAATCGAAACTAAATCAGCAAAAGACCCACGAACACTAGCTATGCGTGCACCTAATGGTATTGTTGGGTGCGAAGCGTCACAGCTTGACTTAGAAACTTTTTATAGATTACGTGGAAGGTGTGCACCAAAGAAAGGATGGTTGTTCCTAGGAGGAACATTTGAAAGTTCTTTAGGTTGGTATCCACAAACTTTTACAGCTTGGGAATCAGGAGTGGGTGAAGAACAAAGTTTTTCACTTCCAAGTTATTCTAATCATCATCTCTATCCTGAAGGGCGTGATGATCCAGAAATTAAAAGATTGGAGGCCGTAGCTAGTGATGACTTTTTTATGGAGAGAATTGAAGGACTCCCTGTCCCTCCTAGAGGACTGGTGTTTTCCGAGTTTCGGGCATCGATCCATGCTGGTGAAGTGGATTACATCCCCGGTGAGCCTGTTCATATCTGGATTGATCCCGGTTATGCTGGTGGTTATGCTCTTGAAGCGGTTCAAATAATAAATGATGAGATAAGAATCTTTGATGAAGTGTACGAAATAGGTTTAGTTACAGAAGAAATAATAGATATAACTATTAGTAAACCTTGGTGGAAAGATGTGCAATATGGAGTTATAGATATTGCAGGGTATCAGCATCAAGCTATGCCAGCTCCTGCAGAAATCTGGATGAAGAAAACCGGATTATATATGAGTTCTGAGAAGGTTCAGATCAATGATGGAACAGAAAGATTAAAGAGTTTCTTGAAAGTTGACCCCATTACAGGGTATCCTAGATTAACTATTGATCGTTCTTGTCAAGGAATACTGTCAGAGTTCGGTGCTGTTCCGAATCCATTTGATGGACAGACACGAGCATACACTTGGAAGATGGATAAAAGTGGAGCTATAGTAGGACAGACTCCTCAAGATAAGTACAATCATGGTGTAAAAGCTGTAATATATGGTCTTGTAAATCAGTTTGGTTATGGATACGTAGCCAATCGGAATAAAATTATGGTGCGACATTGGTAGCTCGAACAGCAGAAGAAATAACAAGATTAGTAGATGATCATTATGATGCAACCTATCCCTTTAGAGATAGGATGCAAAATGATTACGATCTATATAGACTGAATCCTTATGACGCAGGAGATGGATATGAGTCCTATACTTCTAATGAACCAAGAACATATGCAGATAAAATTGTTTCTTGGTTAGCTGGAGCAGAACTTAGTATTCGTATTCCGAATATTGAAGAAGCTAGAGAACAAAGAGAAATGAATGATGCCAAAGAAAAGTTTCTTATTGGCGTACTTACTGGTGCAGACGAAAGACTTAGAAGAAGATTGCAACCATCTCTTAGAGAATCTCTTGCATGGTATATAGCACTTCGTGGGTGGTATTCAGGTAGAGCATTACTGCATAAAGACTCTGAAGATAAAACTCAAATAGATATTAAACCTTGGGATATAATGCATACTTACTGGGGAGAAGGGGAAGAAGGTTTATCTTGGGCTTGTTATAAAATTCAAAAGACAAAAGGTGAAATTTTACAGCAATATGGTATTGAATTACATACTGCAGATGACGAATTACCTATAGATATATATGATTTCTATGATGAAGAACATAATATAGTAACTACTGGTACTACTATTCTTAAATCAGCTACACCTCATAATGCAGGTAGAGTGCCTGTGTTTATAGGAATGGTAGGGCCACAACCTCTTATTCAAAACTTAGATAACAAAACAAGAATAGATACTATTGCTGACTACGGAGAAAGTGTTTATTCAGCTAACCGAGGTAATTATGAGAATCATAATTTTATAATGTCGGTTATGATGGAGATGGTAGCACGATCTAGGAAGCAAGGTATTAAGATTATTTCTAGAGATGGACAAAAAACTCTAGATGAAGACCCATATAAAGCCGGAGCAGAAGTTGCATTGGGGCAAGGGGAAGATATACAGCCGTTAGGACTAATGGAAGTAGCCAGAGAAACTGGTGCATTCATGGGATTAGTAGCTGGTGAACTGCAACGTGGTGCTATACCACACTCTGTATATGGCGATTTGCAATTTCAATTGTCGGGATTTGCAATTAATACTTTAAGACAAGGTATAGATACTATACTTTCCCCAAGAATTACTGCAATGGAAGATGCATACAAACAGATCACATTACTTATATGTGACCAATATGGTACAGGTATGTACGATCCAATTAGTGTTTCTGGTAGAGATAAAAACAGGATGTACTTTAGTGAAACAATAGCTCCTGATTCTATATTTCAAGCTGGTATGCCTGAAATAAAAATAGTTAGTCAACTACCAGAAGACGATATGTCTCGAATGTCTATGGCACAAATGGCACGAGATGGTCAAACCCCATTACTTTCTGATAATTATGTTCGAGATAAAATTCTTGGACTACAAGATGCAGACTCAATTGAGGATGCAATTAAAGAACAAATGGCTGAAAGAGTATTGCCCGAAGCATCATTGTGGACATTACTAGCAGCTACTGAAAATAGAGGAAGGCCCGACCTTGCACAATTCTATTATGGAGAACTTATGCATTTGTTACAACAAAAACAAATGATGAGAATGCAAAGTATGAATCCGGGCCCATCTTCAAATGGTATCACTCCAGAACCGGGAGGGGGTGGGCCCCCTACAGCTAACCCACAGGTAATGCCTAATTCAATGATGGGAGTGCCACCGCCTGCACCTACACCTCAAGCTGGTGCTAATGTACCTCCGGGTACACCTAGACCGGGTGCACAAGATGATGATGAAGTCTTACGAAGAATGGGATTATTAGGGCCAAGGGGTGAATAATGGCAAATTGGGAAGTATATTCATCTAGAAACGGAAATATATATAACACATCTTTTTCTTCTGGAAGCTACTTACAACAAGTTGAAAATATGGTTGTTGATTACGATACTATTGCTTCAGATACATTAATGAGTGAAAGTATAGATCACTATAATACTAGTATGTCTGATAAAATAAACGCTGCTTCTTCTGCAGGATATTTTTCTATGGGATTAAATACTGCTCCTGACAAACAAAGATTAGGTATAGCTTTAAATACTTTCAATAAAATAGGTGATGCAGTAAATAAAATTGTAGATACAAGTGCTATAGGTTTAGATGCACAAGGTGGATTATTACCACCTAATCAAATAGCTGAAAGTTATTTTAGTAGAAGTTCTGCTCCAGTACGTGACCCTAAACAATATACATTAACAGATGAACAATTAAAATCTGTAAGTCCAACTAGTGCATCCGGAGATACGTTTAGAGATGTAGAAGATGAAGATATATATAAAAGAGATTTAGGATATAAAATTTTACAATGGAATGATCCTGAAACTGGAACAGTATATAAATTTCGAAACTGGGATGACGGAAGACCTGTATCTAAAAATGATTTCTTAGATAAATCCGGATATGATAAATGGCTTAGTCATATTGCTAAAGACACAAGAAAGTTTAAAGAAAAAAAAATTGAACGTGATACTCTTGATCCTACAACAGCTCGTACATCTGATCCATTTGGTAATTTACCATGGCAAACTGTGTATCAGGGAGTTGTAGATGATGCAGGTATAGGAAGTCCGGGTGCATATAATTATGCATTACAGCAAGGAATATCTGGTATACCAGAGTTAAGAACAGCTCAAACTCAATTTTTAATTCAAGATAAATATGAAGCTCTTCATAACGACCCAGATATGCTCGGTACAGATTATGGTAGAGCATTATTACAATCTAATCAGGAAGATGTAGATGGGCTTATTGATACTAGTAGTAGAGCTGGTAGAAATCCTTATTATGATTTCTTACAAGAATATAATCCATTGAAAGGTAATGAATTAATGAAAGCAGTTAATGATATTACTGATGTAGTTAGTTCATATAAAACTGTAATACAAAATGGAGAAGAAATACCAACTAGTGACTATTATGATGCTAGTAAGGATTGGCAACAATATACTGATAGTCAAAGACAAGCCTTATCTTGGACTACTAAATTTAAGACTGGAGACAATGCAGAACAGTATCAAAAACAATTAGTAGCCTTGCCTATAATACAGAATACTCCTAATGTTCGTAGAGGTGAAATAGTACAAGTATTAAATAAGTTGTATAATAACTGGCAAACACAACCTAATAGGCCTACTGATGAAAGTTGGTTAGAGTTTGCAAGAAGTAAAAATTATTGGGGTTTAGCTCCTAGTTATGCCCCCTCTGTTACTCCTGATTGGCAGAGTAGTTATTAATTAAAGGAGTTTTATTATGGCACATATACCCGGACATATAGGTACTGGAGCAGAAAACTTATTAAGTGGCTATGATCCTGCTTCTTTAGCAACTATGGGGACTACTTATAATCAATATATTAGAAGTCAACTAGGAGCTAATCCATTAGCATATGCAGCTGCAGGCCGATTTGCTCCCTTTGCACAATTACAATATTTAGGGCAACCAGCTATGACAGGTACTTTAGGACTAGCTGGAGCTGATGTAGCTAATCCATTTGGTCAATTTTTACAAACTTATAATCCTTATTCTGGTATGGAGTTTGCCAACTTAGCTAATCAAGTAAGAGGAGCATTAAGTGGAACAGCAGATATGGCTGATCCAGCTCAACAATTACTTAGACAAAGATTTGGAACTGGAGATGAAGCTGAACAAAGACAATATTCATTAGCTGCTGCTCCAATATTACAAAGTATAGCTCCTGCATTAAGAGGAGAAGTAGGTAATGTATTAAGTAATATATATGAAGATTACATAGTAGCAGGGCCAGAAGGCAGACCTTCATTCTTAGATTTTGCTGCAACAGGCGGAGAGGGAATGGGGCCAAGTTTATGGAACAGATTTAATGTTAGTGGTACAGGTGGTACACCTACAACAGGAAGTTACTTTGGTAGTGCTACATAATGACAATGCAAAATGATAGTCCATGGTCTAGTTGGATGGATAATCCATACATGGCAATATTAGAAGAATCTCCCGGTGCAGCATATTTTAGTTATGCTGACCAATGGAGTTCTCCTGCACAACAACAGTATTATCAAAATCAATTTCAAAACGTATACAACCAATACTTAGGTACACTAGGTACAGCTTTAAGGTCAGGTGCATCTGGGACTGAAGGTGCTCCATCTATATCTGATATAGGACAAATGGGATTTACTGATTACTTAGGTGGTATGGATTGGACAGATAGATATACATCACTACCTCCAACAATGCGAGGAGACTACACTTCTTCATATAATCCAAGAACTAGACAAATATATTTCTAGGAGGAAGATATGGTACAACCTGCTCCAAGAGCAACTATAGGTACCGGGTTTGGTCTTGGGTATCAATTTGCGAAACAACTAATAGAGTCAGATAGTTGGTTACGTTCTCAAGCAATTCCATCAACTACTTCTTTTATGGCACAAATGGGCAGAAAATTTGGAGATGGTCATATAGGTCGTATTGATGAAGCTAATGATCCTGTAGGTTACAGTATAGATGACATTAACGAATATGCTAAGAGAGGTGAATCTTTTGACTTGAATATAGAGCCTGTAGAATATGCTAATCGACTTACAGAACAATACCTTAATTTAGATAAATGGGGTAGTGTATTTGGTGATTCTCTAGAAATAAAAAATAATCCTATATCACAAATATATGAGTATCCTAGTTCATGGGAAAATAGTAATAATCCTAAAAAATATAATGCATGGATACAAAACGAACAATTAATAAAAGAAGCTAGAGAAAATGAATTACAAGTTCTTGAGGAAATTCCAGCTATAGGAAAGGATTCATATCAAAGTAGAATATATGGAACACAAGAACTAGTAGCGACTAGAGATACTATTGGCCCTGTTAATGCACAAGAATATTTAAATACTGTTGATAATACTACATTAGATATAACAGGATTAAATTTTAAAGATATCAAAGGATTAGATAAGAAAGACCATTCAGTACATTGGAGTCAAGATAATTGGAAAGATATTATATATAATCTTGCAAGTGGTTCAAGTAAAATGATGGCTGCAATACCACTCACTCCAATAGATCCAGTAGCGTTAGTAGAAACACTAAAGGAAAATTATAAAAGAGCACAAGAAGAAATAAATACAGCTGAGCAAGCACATAAGTCTGGTTTTTTTGCACCACCAGATTCTTTAACTAGAACAAAAGAAGGTTATAATCCTGTAGTAGATTTTGTTAAATCACTTGCAGAAAATG